CTAGCATTTATGATAAGTATTTTGAAATAAAAATACCAAGTCTTAAGAGTATGAATGATACGTACTTGGCAACAGCTTCTAATTATAAATCACAGTCTTTAGGTGGATTGCTTAGTGCTAGTGGAAATGGGTTTTACTACGGAGCTCCTATGAGAATATCAGTTTGGCAAGTTCAAAGTACCGATACTTATGAGGGCTACGCTAGATACAATTCTGCAAGAGTTGCTCTTTTATCTCTTGAAGAGCAAGATCCTTTTGGAAACATTGGAGCTGTGATACAAGAATCCGACAGGGGACAATTCTTTGAATATTTTGCAACAGATAGCGATGGATTTATTGAGGATTTTATACTCTTCCAGAATTCAATAGGTAATAGCTATTATATAAATCATCAAATAGAAGTTCTTGAACAAATAGGAGCGGCATTTATAGAAACATCTAGATTTGAATCCGTACAAACAACTGCATATGATACACCAAATTTCTATAGACCTATAGTTAGAAATGCAGCATATTCGGTTTCCTTTGTTTTAAGGTATACAATGTCTTTAGTTAATAATAAAGATCAATCAAGAACAGTTAGAATAGCGACATACTCTTCTGATCAACCAGCAAAGTGGGGAATGAATATAACGCCCATACAGCTAGCCAAATATCCGCAGACACAAAAGATCTATAACAGGATTTATAGTCAGGCTGAGATAAAGCTAGTTGGCTCTAATAGCACTCCTATGAGTTTACAACCGAAGGAGATTTATAAATTTACAAACGTTTTTATTAATAGTAATTACGTGACAGCTTCAACTAGTAACTTGTCAATAAATGAAGGAGAGGTAATTGACGATAATGGGGTTTCGCAGAATCTTGCTCTTGGAAATGGAAAGTTAACTATAACAGTTTCACCGTATGATAACTATTATAAATTTAAATTCCTAAAGGGAGGTCCGGATGGCGATCCTGTTGCTATTGATCTAAGCAGTTCACCTTATTATATTTCTTTTATAGACAATGCTGGCAAAAAGAATTATATCCCAACTATATCAGATAACAATCTGGCAAATCCATCTAACGGTGAATTAGCTTTTAAAGTTGACGAGTCAAACTCTGTTGATATACTTCAATTTACAGACAGAAGATTTTTTATAACAACTGGCTCTGGAAATTCTATCGGAGCAACCGTTAGTGGTAACCTCATTGGAGTTGCTAGCGGTACTTCAAATAACACCCAGATGCTTTCAACTTTGATTAAAACATCGAATATTGTACAATCCAATTCAGCACAAAGTATATCAACTAGCGTTATGTATTGGGGGTATTGGAAAAAACAGTCAGAGGCAGATCCTATTGATACTGTCAATGCAATCAGGGAAGCAACAACATTGGCAAATCCCCAGCTAATTACTATAAACCAAATAGGTGATCCTTCAGTTTGTGCTGATGATAATATGAGCGGAACTGGAACTAATACAGGTTCTTCAATGTCTTCTGGTAGTTCAGGAACCAATATATCACTTGTAGAAGGCCCAACGTCATTTGATACGCAGACAGAACAAGCAACTTCATCTATAACAGTTAAACAAACCGCAACTCAAACTCAATCGGGGATAGCACCTAAACCCATAGTTGTTGTTCAGCAAATTGGAAGCGGAACTCACACAATAGGTGAAGTTGAGCCGGTTGTAATAAAACCAGCTAAACCCATAATACAGACAATAAAACCAGCATACGTGCCTACCGAGATATTAGTAAATACTAAAGGTACTGTAACTGCGGTTCAAAATGAAGTTTAAGAGATATGATATTAAATCCGCGGTTAAATAGTTTTTATTTTAATTTTCCTAAGGGATTTTTTAATAGCAGGGTTACTTCTAAATATGAAAAATATATTAAGAAACAACCTATACCTTTTGATAATATACAACAGTATGTTAATAGCACTATCCAATCTGTAGGTGTTCCTGGTATGGCTATAGATACTGTTGAACAGGTAAGACCTTTGGGGAAAAGAATATTTCATAAAAGTGCTACCCCTGTTCAGGATCTTTTCTCCAAGGAATTCACCGTGAATTTCAAAAATGTAGATGGATTTATCAATTATTTTATAATGCTTGACACTGTTTTAGACTTTTTAAATTTTGAAAATCCTCAACCTTTTATCCAAAATCTTCCACTCAGAATCATGGACAACGAAGGAAATGTTGTTATATCTGTTACTTTTTTAGAGGTAATGTTTACCAGCTTTTCTAATATGGACTTGAATTATACGAATAACAACCCTCAAGTACAATCTTTTAGTATCGGTTTTAAATGTAACTATATAGACGTAGTTCTGGAGGCCAAATAAAGATATATAGCATAAATAAAAGTAAAAATATGAGAACTTTTAGAGAAAAAGTAAATGAGATGAAATACGCTCAGCCTTTTGGTGACCAAAAGGTACAAATGAAAAATCTTTTGGTTGCAGCAGCAGGCAACGATCAAAGGGTTTTAAATGACATCATTGAATGTATGACCGAAGACCAAATGAAAAAGTGCTTTGAAAAACTTTCTAAGGTTTATGGATATACTGGTGAATACGGCCAGATTATACATCCATCAATGTAATTTTAAAAATGGATCACATTAAAGAATTTGATTTTTTTTCTTTAGGAAAAGCACCTTCAAATCCTAGCAGTAATAAGCTTAGGTTGTTTTTAAGTGAAAATGAAGGAAGGATCCTAGATATTTTCCATCATGATGGCGAGGGATTAAGAGTTAATATGATAGAAGCTCAAACTGATATACTTTTTACAGTAAGTTACGATCCACCTCACGATGAGCTACCCACCAGGATAAGCTATTTAATGGAGAATATAACACAAAAAATGGGATCACTAATAAATGACAGATCCCTAGGATGGAGATTTGGAGTTGATGATCCACTTACTATCAGATTCATATTAAATCAACCTCTTTAAACAATAAATTATGGGATTAACCCAAAACACAGTTGGAATTGATTTTTCTATAAACTCCCCAGCTTTTTGCTGCTACAAAGATGGAAAATTCACTTGGGGATCTTTAACAAGATCTGACAGATCTGAGGAATCTCACCTTAAAAATTCTAAAAAACCTTTTTTCATATTAAGTTCAGAAAATGATTTTAATCTTTACTTTCTAGACAAAAAAGAATTACCTGAAGATTATACAGGGAGAGAAAGAATTAAGATAGTTTATTTTTTAGATATAGTTGAATCGTTTTGGAGCAAGATATTAGAGATTATGGGGGATTGCGAATTTTCAGTTGCAATGGAAGGACTTAGCTTTTCGTCTAATGGAAATTCACTAATAGATATTTCGATGGCTACTGCTCTTTTAAGAGAAAAAATTATAGATAGAGTTGGGGTTGAAAATTTTTATGTATTTTCTCCAACCTCTATTAAAAAATATGCCTTAAAAGGCAATGCAAAGAAGGATGAGTTATACGAATCCCTTTGTAAAATTGAAGAAATTGGAACAAATTTAAAGAACTTTACTAGTATATTAGAAGTCAATAAGACTGAGTGGATAACTCCGTCTAAGGCAGTTAACAAGCCAATTGATGACATTGTAGACGCAACTTGGATTAATTTGTATTTGAAAAAAGAATTAAAGGAAATTTATGGAAAACTTGAAGAATCACTTAAACCTACACTCACAGAAAACCTCTAGTTTATTATCACACCCTATTGTTAAGGATCGCTCTAGATCTATAGAGGTAATTCTATTTAATTTTTTTCATTTCAAATCTAATACCGATGTGTTATTGCAATGCGGTTTGTAAACTCATACGGGATAAAAATATTAATTAGTAAATAATAATAGAAACAAAAAGAAAACAAAAAGTAAAAAAAAGAAAACAAAAAGTAAATTTTATGAGTTTAGACATTTTCAACCTCGATGCTGATTCCTTAGTAACTAAGACCGCATCAAACAAGACAGGAGATTTAGAATTTTACAAGCCTTATCCAGAAGATGGCAAGGATGGAGTTTACAAATCTTTAATTAGATTTATTCCAAATCCGGTAGATCCAGCTAAATCAAAAATCCACAAGTATTATGTGTATTTAAATGATCCGATTTCGGGTAACAGCTTTTCTGCAGATTGTCCTTCAACTGTAGGTAAGAAATCAATTTTGAAAGATCTTTTCTGGAAGCTTAAGAATTCTCATTCTGCAGCTGATCAGGAGCTTGCTAAAAAGTTCTCTAGAAAAGAAGATTACTATGCTTTAGTTCAAATCGTTCAGGACAAAAACAAGCCTGAGAATGAAGGAAAGATTATGATCTTTAAATTTGGTAAGAAGTTAAATGATCTTATTGAAGCTCAACTTCAACCAGAATATGGCGACAAATGTAATCCTTTCGATCTTTTCGAAGGAAGAGAGTTTGCAGTTCATGTAAGAAAAGTTGGAGAGTGGAACAACTATGATCTTTGTTCTTTCGTAGGTGAGAAATCATCTGTAAAGGTTAACGGTGTTTCGATGAAGAAAACCCAAGATGATATGAACACTATTCTGGAGTATCTTAAATCAGCTCCTCAGAATTTATCATCTTTTGAATACAAAGATTGGGATGATGAATTAACCGAAAAGGTAATGAGTGTTATTAGAAACACAGTTCCTGAAGCTAGAGTAGTAAATGAGATTCTTGGATCAGTTTCAAATGCAAGTAGCTCTTATTCTTCTCAGAAGACAACATCTTCTTCAGATGATATCTACAATGATGTTGCTAGCACGACTAAGGTTTCTTCTCCTAAGAAAGAAGAACCAGTTAAATCTGCAGAGCCTATGAAAAGCTCAGGCAGCTCATCTTCTCTAGAAGATCTTTACAACGATCTTTAATCTTTAAAAATAAACCGGGGATGGTCTATAAGGCTGTCCCCTTTTTAATTTATTATGGTATTATCCAAAGTAGAGGATCTCGTAAAACTCGTTCTTTCTAAAGAGTTTAGCGGTGATATAAATAGACAAAAAATATATTCTGGCGGTAATCGTTTAAATTTTTGCTGTCCTTACTGTGGGGATTCGGTAAAAGATTCTAGAAAGAAAAGGGGAAATTTTTATCTTGATACTTTATCATATAAATGCTATAATGGAGGATGTGGAATATTTAAAGATTCACTTTCTTTCTTCAAAGATTTTTCTGTGTACCATAAATTAACAGGAGACGAGAGAGAAGAGATTAGAAAAATATTAGAGGGGAATAAGGTAAAGAGAAGATCAACATATGGCAAAATAGACCTTGGTGTTTTTTTCGAAAATGATATAAATGAGATTGTTATACCTAGAGATTTTTTTATGAAATCTCTGAATCTTGAAAATGTGTCAAATTCTAAAATACAGAGGTATATCCAAAGAAGATGTCAACAATTAGATTCGAGATTTGCCTGGGATCCTAAAAGAGAAAAACTTTATTTATTTAACTTAACACCAGATGATAAAATACTTGGACTGCAAGTTAGAAATATGGATTCTGTTAAGGGTACATCTAAATACCTAACATATAAGTTAAGCGGGATATACGAAAAAATACTTAAACAAACGGATCCAATTATTCTTGAAAAGGCTAGATCTATTGATCCAATATCACATGTCTTCGGAATTGGATTTTTAGATTTCGATCAGATGATAACTATTTTTGAAGGGCCAATGGATTCTTGGCTTTGGGCTAACTCAACGGGTTTATGCTCTCTAGAAAATAAATTTCCATTTGATTTAGAAAATAAAAGATATTGGTATGATTGGGATAAATCAGGGATTTCAAAATCAATGGATCTTCTTTCAAAAGGTGAAACTGTTTTTAATTGGGGAAAATTTTTGGAAGAAAACGGTATAACTAAAAACAGAAAATGGGATCTTAATGATATTGTGATTCATTTAAGAACAACAGGTAAAAAAATAAAAAGATTCGATAATTACTTTACTAATGATGTCCTCGACCTTAGATATTTTATTAATGAATGATCCTTCCTCAGGAATGGATAAAACAGGAGAATGGGAATCCCAACTGGATCATAGAATAGGTCCTAAAATAAAATTTCCATTAAAAATTAAAGAAGAATCACTAAGTGATTTGGAAACTGATTTTAATGACCCTGTTATACATAAACCGGTTAAGAAGAAGGCTGAATTGAATAAAGAAGCAAAAGTGATTTCAACAGGGAAGAAAAAGAAAGACAACAAATCAAAACTATTCTAATATGTCAGAAGATAAAAAAGATTTTAATAAGATATTTGAAAATGAAAGAAATGAATGGAAAGAAACAATCCAAGGTATTTCTTTACATTTAAAAAGTATACAAACAGTAGCCAAAGCCCAGGTTGATTTGTTTAGTCAAAGACAAATACTTTTAGAATATAGTTACAAACTAGCTTCTATAGTTACCAAGCTTAATTCAAAATATTCTGCAGATAAGTCTAAAAAGATGAGGGAGTACTCAGAAAAAAGTGACGTGAGATATGGGGCCAATGAAAAATCTGTTTTAATCGAGGGTGATTTAACAGAAATCTCAGAAAAAATACAACTTGTTGAGAGCCATAGAAAATTTATAGATCAAACCGTACAAACGGTAGATCACATGCTTTATGGGATCCGTCAAAGAATAGCATTAGAAGAGTATTTAAGAGGATCTACAGTAAAATAATATATAGAAGATGTTAAAGTTTCAAGTTTCTGAAGATCAGCAATGGATGGTTCTAATAGAATCACCTGACGAAATCGAAAAGAAACAAATAGAAATATCGCTTACAAAGAAGATTCATAACTTCTACTTCCATCCTCTGGTTAAGAAAAAAATATGGGATGGCAACGTATGCTTTGTAGAAAAGAAAGGTCCTTTTATGAAGGTCCCAATAGGACTTTGGAGAGAAGTTATGCAGATAGGTGAGGATTATGCAATTAAGATAGAAATAGAGGGACTTGATTCTTTAATTCTAAAAGATTTAACTCTTGAAGAATTTACGGACTGGGTAAATGAATTTTTCGATGATGCTGAGATGAAGCCAAGAGACTATCAGATTGAAACTGCTTGGAAACTTATTAAGTACAGATACTCCGTTTCGGAGGTTGCCACATCATCAGGAAAAACGCTAATATCTTTTATGATTTTTGCTTATCTTAAAAGTAAAGGTTTAATCAGAAAGTTTATGATGATTGCTCCTAATAACAATCTAGTTATACAGGGAACTGAAGATTTTGATGATTATGGATTAGATAAGCTTGGTGTAAAGATTCAGCAAATAGGTGGAGGCAATAA